GGAGTACAACGCCACCGTCACGCTCTCGACCGGCGCGACCGAGACGCTGATCCCGGCGAACGAGGGCATCGCCTTCCCGCTCGGCACCATGGACACTTTTGTCACGTACGGGGCGCCGGCGAACCTGATCGAGACCGTCAACACGGTCGGCCTGCCGATCTATGCTCGCCAGATCGCCCGGCAGGACGGCAGCGCGATCGACGTGAAGACCGAGGCCTCGCCGCTGCCCGTCAACAAGCGGCCTCGGCTCGCGGTGAAGATTCACACCAGCAACTGAGCTGACGTTGTGGACGTGTTCGCCGCCGCGACCAATGCTCTGTTCGCCGATCCCAACATCGCCCGTGACGCTACCTGGCGCGCGGGCGGTGCGGATCCCGGCATCACGGTGCGCGTCATCACGCGGCGACCCGATCAGGTCGTGAGCTTCGGCGACAGCCGGGCGGTTCTGCCGACGCTCCTGGTCGACGTGCGCCGTTCGGATGTGCCGACCCCGGCAAGCGGCGACACGGTCGAGATCGGCGGAGACCTGTTCGAGATCATCGCCACGCCAATGAGCGACAGTCTTGGGCTGGTCTGGACCTGCGAGGCGGTGCTGCCCGTCTGATCCATGCGCTTCACGCTCAAGACGGACGACCTCGGCAAGGGCTTGACCCAGGCCGAAGGTGATGCGGCGCGCTCGGTCACCAGCGCCATGCGCGAAGTGACGGAGGGGCTGAAGACCGAGCTGCGCGCCGACGTGACCGATGCAGGACTCGGACAGCGCCTCGCCAACACCTGGCGCGGCATGAAGTACCCCGAAGGCGGCATCAGCCTGGAAGCCGCGACCTTCGTGTGGTCGAAGGCGCCCAACATCGTCGACGCTTTCGACCGCGGCGTGACGATCAAGTCCAGCCGTGGCCTCTGGCTTGCCATCCCGACCCCGGCGGCCGGGGTGAAGGGGCTAAGCACAACCGGCGCCATGAAGCGCATCACCCCGGGCGGCTGGGAGCGGCGCACCGGCATGCGGCTGCGCTTCGTCTATCGGCGCGGCCGGCCTTCGCTGCTCGTCGCCGAGAACGCGCGTCTCAGCAAGCGAGGCCTCGCCAGGCCGAACATCGGCCGCACCCGGGCGGGGGCGCAGTACACGCGTCTGAAAGGCCGGGCGACCGTCGTGGTGTTCATCCTGGTCCCGCAAGTCTCTCTGCGGAAGCGGCTCGACATCGTCTCGATCGCGCAACGCTGGGCCGACCGCGTGCCCGGCACGATCGCCAGTCATTGGAGATGAAGGTGAAACAGGAACGCGTCGCGATGTTCGCGGCATTGCTGTCATTCGCATTCGTGATCGCGATCTTGGTGACGGGCCTGCGATGACGAGCAAGCGCGAACAGGTGCTCGATGCGGTCAGAGCTCTGGTCGTTGCCGCGCTGCCGAATGCGGACGTGAAGCGCAACCTCGCCAAGGCCGAACGCATCCCGCCGGGCGGCTTGGTCATCGTGCGCGACGGCGAGCCAGGCGATCCCGAGGTGATGCTCTCGCCGCTCACGTACGTCTATACGCACCGCATCCCGATCGAGGTCGCGGCCTACGAGACATCTTCGCAGTCGCGCGAGCAGGTGCTCGACGAGATGCTGGGCGCGATCGGCGTCGCCGTTGCGGCTGACAGGACACTTGGCGGCCTCTGCGACTTCATCGAGGCCGAAGCGCCGGCGACCGACGATGTCGAGACCGCTGGCGCTCGCGCCGGCCGCTGGGCCGATGCCGCGATCGTCGCCGTCTACGGCACGACCGACCCGCTGAACTGAACTCGATCACAAGCTCAAGGAGAGTCCCATGGCACGCGCGCGCGGCGCCAATGCGGTCATGGCTGCCGCATTCGAGACGACCTATGGAACGCCGCCGGTCGCCGGGTACAAGAAGCTCCCGTTCGTCTCTTCTGCGCTCGGCGACGAGCAGAACCTGATCGCGAGCGACCTGCTCGGCTATGGCCGCGAGCCGCTGCCGCCCAGCCGCGACGTGGTCAACAACGAGGGCGATGTCGTCGTGCCGGTCGACCTGCGCAACTTCGGCTACTGGCTGAAATTGCTGCTCGGCGCACCGACCTCAGTCGAAGACACAGGCGTCTTCACCCACACGTTCGTCTCCGGCGCGCTCACGCTGCCCTCCATGTCGATCGAGGTCGGGATGCCGGAGGTCCCGAGCTACGGCATGAACTTCGGCGTGCGCGCCAACTCCATGAAAATCCAATTGCAGCGTTCGGGCCTCCTCAACGCCACCATGAGCCTGATCGCACAGGGCGAGACCAAAGCGGGTTCGTCGGCCGCCGGAAGCCCGACCGAGGCGGTCATCGAGCGCTTCTCGCAGTTCATGGGCGAGATCAAGCGCAACGGCACCGCGCTCGGGCAGATCGTCTCGGCGGAACTGATGTATTCCAACAACCTCGACAAGGTGGAGGTCATCCGGCCTGACGGCCGCATCGAGGACGCCGACCCCGCCATGGTGGGCGTGTCGGGTACGGTGAACATCCGCTTCGCCGACACCGTGCTGCTCGACCAGGCGGTCGCCGGCACCGCCTGCGAGCTCTCGTTCGGCTGGGCGATTGGCGCCGACAAGTCGCTCCTGTTCACGGTGCACGAGGTCTACCTGCCCAAGCCCAAGCAGCCGATCACGGGGCCGGGCGGCATCCAGGCCGCGTTCGCGTTCCAGGCGGCCGAAGACCCTGTGCTGCAGAAGACCCTGACAGTCGCGCTCGAAAACGACGTGGCGACCTACTGATCTCCTCAATTCCCAAGAGGCTCTCATGCTCAAGCTTGCGTTCGACCGCGAGCCGTTCTGGCTCGACATGCTGCCCGGCGTCCGCGTGCAGTTCCGCCCAATCACTGTCGCCGCAATCCTGCTGGCGCGCACGGCAGCCGCCGACGTGCTGCGCGCCGGCGGCGACGACGCGATGGTGAAGGCGGGATGTGCCTTCACGCGTTCGCTTGCGCATTCGGGCATCGCCGCCTGGGAGGGGATCGGCGATGCCGACGGAAAGCCAGTCGAGCCGGACAAAGAGAACATCGATGCCGCACTTGAAATTTGGTCGATGTTCGATGCAATCGACCGCCTCTATGTCGGCCCGGCGCTGATTCAGGACGCCGAAAAAAACGTCTGATCGCCCTTGCCGAATGGCACTTCGGCGGGGGCGAGGGCTATTGCGCGGCCTGCTCGTCTAGCTGTGCCACCTGTCCGTACGTCGAGCACGCACCGACAACGCCTGACGGCATTGCCGCCTGGGCCGTGCTCAAGCGCGCGGCCGGACAGGTGCGCGCCGTCATGGGCGGCGTCTACGCGCTCGACTTCGGCGCGGTGCTGATGCTGGCCGACGCCATGGGCGCGCTCAATACGCTGCTCGTCGAAGTCCTCCCCGAGATCGAGCCGATCATTGTCCGCGCCTACGGCCGCGACTCTGAATGAGCACGACGCGAATGCGAGCGTGAGCGAGCGATGTCCACCACAAATGTCTCGATCCGCCTCGGCGTCGAGGGCAAGGCCGAAGTCAAGCGTGCCTTTGACGAGGTCGGCAAGGCCGGGCAGGACGTGTTCCGCGGCGTCGCCGGCGCCATGGACGCGGCGGGTGCCGCGGCCGACCGCGAGACGCAGCGGCTGCAGCGCCTGGCGCAGGCTGCGAAGCAGGCAGCCGCCGCCGACCAGGCGCAGCGTGGCTTCAACACCGTTCTCGGTGTCGGGACGGGCGTTCCCAAGTCCGCGCGCGAGTCTGCCGGCGTCTTCGAGGAGGCTGCCAGAGCGGCGGAAGACCTGGCCGCCCGCACTGCGGCCCTGCGCGCGCAGATCGATCCGCTTGGCGCCGCGCAGGCGAGGCTCAACGCCGAGATCGCCGAAGCCAATGCCCTGTTCAAGGCGGGGTCGATCACCGCAACCGAGCAGGCCGCCGCGCATGGGCTGGCGCAGGCCCGGTACGACAATACGGCGAGAGCCCTTGGAGGAATCGGAAACGCCGGCAAGCTGACATCGAACCAGCTCGCCAATCTCAGCTTCCAGATCAACGACGTCGTCGTCTCGCTGGCGAGCGGCCAGCAGCCCCTGATGGTGCTGATGCAGCAGGGGTCGCAGATCGCCCAGATCTTTGGCCCCGGCGCCGGCGTCAGCGGAATTCTGCGCGGAGTTTGGCAGGGCCTCACCAGCCTGATCTCGCCGACGGTCGCGATCGTTGGCGGCATCGCGGCGCTCGGCGCTGCGGTCGGCTACTCCTATTACCGCTACATCGAGTCCCAGAAGGAGCTTGCGGTCGCGCTTGCCGGCACCGGCCGGGCTGCCGGCGCCACGGTCGGACAGATTGAGCGCATCGCCGAGCAGTCGGCGTCCGCCGGCAACGTATCGGTCGCCGCGGCCCGCGAGATGGAGGCCGCGTTCCTACGCACCGGCAGGATCGCGGTCTCGCAGTTCGAGGGCCTGATCAAGGTCGTCAAGAACTACGCGCTGACCACCGGCACCGACGTCGCCACCGCCACGAAGGAACTCTCCGGCGCCTTTGCCGATCCGGTCCGGGGCGCCGACACCCTCAACGACAAGCTCAACTTCCTCGATGATCGGACGCGGCAATACGTCCGCACGCTCGCCGACCACAACGACCGCACCGGCGCGCAGCGTGTCCTGCTCGATGCGCTCAAGGGCAGCCTCGTCAATGCGGCGGAAGCCACCACGGCGCTGGGTCGTGCCTGGGATTTCGTCGGGCGGATGGCGTCGAATGCCTACGACGCCATGGGCCGGGCGATCTCGCGCGTGCTCGATGGCGCGCCCATCGACGAGCGGCTAAGATTTCTCCAACAGGAGCGCGCGCGCCTCCAGGCGCTGATCGAAAGTCCGCCCACGCGCTTTGCCGCCCAGGCCCGCAACTTCAACACGCGGATGCTGGCGGAGGTCGACGCCGAGATCACCAAGATCGAGGCGAAGCTTGCCAACATCGAGGTTCGGGCGAAGGAAGCGAGAGCCAACGAGCTCTCGGTCCGCGCCGGTACCGTGGCGCGTGACCTCACGCCGGGCTTCGATGAGTTGCAGACGCTGCGGGCGCGGCAGGCGCAGCTTCGCTCGGCGCTCGACGACCCGTTGGTTCGGCAGAAGGTCGCAGACCTCAAGCAGGTCGAGACGGCGTACGATGCGGTCACGCGCGCGATCCGCACCTGGCTCGACCCGGCCGAGAAGGCCCGCCGCCTCGACGAACTCGAAATCCAGGCCCTGCAAGCCAAGACCCCGGCCCAGAAGGCGGCCATTGCCGAAGAGCGGCGGCGGCTTGAACTCGCCGGCCAAGCCATTCCGGTCGCCATTGCCGAAGCCGACATCACGCGGGCCGGCACCAAGGCGCGCGCCGAGGCGACGCAGGCGCACATCGACCAATCGC